CGGACCCGGGAGGCGCAGTGCTCCCAGTGAGCCACCAGCGCGACCTGCGAAGCACCGCAATTGCAGTCCTGCGGACGCGCAACCAGCCCCAGACGCGTCGCCCGGCCAACCGCGGGGAGAGAAAAGACAGGTACAACGGGTGTCTGTGGGGTGGGGTGGTGGGGAAAAACGGTGGTGCCGTCGTTGGTGGTGAGTGTGAAGTCGGATTGGTGTGCGGTTCGTGCTCGGTCGATGGCGTCGACGAGGTGGGCGAACAGGTTGGTCATCGGTCCGCTTCTCCGCTGAGGTTGGCGAGCTCGGTCACGGTGTGGGCTCGGCACATGGGCAGCCATCCGAAGTCCTTGGTTGGGACGAGTGCGGCGGTTGGCTCGGTGCAGTGCCCGGCGTCACAGGTCGGCACGGCTGCGGCTGTGGCTGCGTCCTCGATCGGTCGAAGGTTGCGGGCGATCATCTCGAACCCGCTGCCGATGCCGGGTGTGCGGCGGATCTGGATCTGTACGGCTGGTGACCAGTCGTCCTCGAGCTGGGCGAGTAGGTCGGTGCTGACGAGCACGGTCACAGCGTCGGACATCTGGTGCAGTCCCTCGATCATCGTGTCCTCCGGTTACCAGTTGGTGCGTGGTGGGTTGGGTGGTGGGTCAGCGGGTGGCCGGCTACCTCGAGCGGTGGTGGCCTTGGTCTTGGTCGGGTCGCCTTCACGGATGTTGCAGTTGGCGCATGAGGCGACTGCTCGGTTGGGTGGGCAGACCTTGCCGGCGCGTACGCCGTCGAGGTGGTGGAGCTGGTTGCCGATGGTGGTGCAGCCGGGGTGGTGGAGTTGGCAGAGGTAGTTGTCGCGGGCAAGGACGAAGCGGCGGAGCTTGCGGTAGGCCCAGGTGCTGCCGCCTGCCCAGCCCTTGCTCATCGGCGGCGGACCAGCCGTCCAGGGCAGACGTTGTGCGGGCTGTCGTCGAACCGGATGTGCGCCTTGTGCGGCTCGGGGTCGTCGCACTGTCGTGCCGCCGGCGGTCCGTACAGCTCGCGGTAGGTCAGCTGTGATGCGTGGTCGACGAGCTGGCAGTACTCGGTGTGGGGCTGGGCGCCGTGTACGTGGCAGGACGGGCAGCCGGGTTCGCCGTCGACCAGTGCGCCGACGCGGGCAACGACTTCGACCCGCAGCGAGTCGGGCCGCTGCTCGAGCACGATGATCCGGAGCGAGGCGAGCTCGAGCTCGGGGTTGGCCTCGATCAGGTCCTCGACCTCGGCGGCGAGGCGTGCGGATTGGATCTCGGTGTTGATCCAGACGGGGCCGGATGTGGCTATCGGCCGGGGGTCGGTCAGTGCGGTCATCGTGGGTCCTTCCGGGGACACCTAAGAGCGGGGGCCCGCCACTAACTACGGTGGTTACGGGTGGTCTTTACGGGTGGTGTTACCTCCAGCGGTCACGCGTTCGAGGCCCTCTGGTAACGCGTTTGGTAACGCGTTGCTTGGTTATCCACAGGGGCTACGCGTTACCGCTGGGAGTCACGTGTTCGTCGGGCGGATCGTGTGACCCCTGGCGGTCACGCGTTAGCGGGATGATCCGGGCGCCTTCTCGGTGGTGGCTGGACAGCTGGGCGATCACCCAGTTCTGCTGCCGGCCGGGCCCGACCTTGGTGTGGACGGGCCGGATCAGGGCGCGCTCGCGAAGCCGCACGAGGGCCTGTCGGACGCTTCCCGGGGTCGACCGAGCGCGGTACGCCAGTTCCTCGGCCGAGCAGCGTTTGCGGGCCGTACGGTCGCTGTCGAACGCGTCCTCGGCGAGGGCGATCAACACGCGGAAGTCGAGGGGTCGCAGGTCATCGGGTGCGTGGTCGAGGACCTCGCCGACGATCCGGCCGCTCATCCGGCCAACCCCAACGTCGAGCCGTCAGGGCGGGTGAGCTGGACCCAGTTCAGCTTGCACACCTGGCATGTGCGGCCCGTCAAGGTGCCTATTGACGTCTCGCTCACGACGGGCTCGGTCCAGCTGTGCTGCTCGTCCGGGCAGCCGTCCTCGAACAGTGTGGCGCTCACGAGGCGGCCCACAGGGCGGCGAGCTCGACGAACAGCACGACGGCGATCGCGCTGCACTGGTGGGCGAAGCCGCGGGGCCAGCTGATGACGACGTGGGCGAACGCGAGCACGCCGGCGGCGACGAGTACGACGTACGCGGCTACCCCCAGTAGCCCAGCCATTAGCCGGCCACCTCGTCGCGTACCCAGTGCATCGTCGGGCGGGGCGGGAGCAGGCTGCACCACTGCGGGCCGCACTCGCTGCGTGGATGGGTGCCGTGCGGCGTCACGTGGGGCTCAGGGGCCTCGGTGACGCGGGTCAGGGTCCACTGCGCTCCGCAGGGCGGGCAGCGCCATCCAGCGCCCTCGGAGCGCCAGCTGGTGGTCAGGAAACGGACGCTCGGGCAGACGCGCGCGTGCGGCCCGTGGACGGGGCACAGCTCGGCTGACGGGCGTCCGGGGTACCAGCCGGGAGCGTCGCGGCAGATACAGCCCTCAGGCGCCGGCTGCGGGTCGGGCAGCTCGGGGCTCTGGATCATCACCATGGGTGGGTCACGCTCCAATCGGGTAGATGCGGATCACTACGCCGGGCCGGTCGAGGTGATCGGCCCGGTTGATCCACGGGACGGATGGGGAGTCGGGGTAGCGCTTCGCGATGTTCAGGTGGCAGACCTGGGCGTCGTTGCCGAAGACACCGGATTGCGCGAGGCCGTCGAGCAGCGCGCGGCCGAACTTGTCGACGTCGCCGCTACCGACGACCATCGGCCAGGCGCGGACCCGAAGCGGGATCGTGCGCGGCCGCGCGATCGTGTGGACAGCGCGCACACGCAGGGGCCCTACCAGCCCCGTGACTGGTAGGGCCCGCCCGGCCTTCTCAACGAGAGCGCGCCAGTGCTTCAGCTCGGTCTCGTTGTCGGGTTGCAGGTTCTGGTGACTGCCGGGCAGATGTCTGCCCTTGCAGGTCATCGATCCCTGCGTCACCGGGTCGCCGTGGAACATCACGGCCCACTCGGTCACCGCTACTCGGGATCCGGTGCTGGTGCTGGGGTGTCGGCCTGCGGGCGAAGGTCGTACGTGATCCGCACTTGGCCCTTGCTGGTCAGGAACTCGCACAGCGTCGACCGGGCGACCAGGTGGTCAGCGAGCGTGCGCGAGTCGGTGAAGTCGTCGGCGCCGAACTGCTCGAGCAGCTGCTCAACCTTGGCCGTGGTCAGCATGTCGTCGTACGGGTTGCTGAACCGCGGCATCAGTCCTCCTCCTCGTCACCCGTGCCGGGCAGCAGGGTCACGCCGTCCGGGTCGTGCTGGTCGAACGGCAGCGGCGTGTGACCCAGGCGCTCCTCGGCCTTCCGCATCACCTCGACCTGGATCGCCTGCGACACCTCGTCGACCAGGCCGAGCGGCTCGATCTTCAGCACCCGCAGCGTGGGCACCTCGTCGCCGGTGTCCAGGTTCCGCTCGATCTTCAGAACGTCGCCCCAGACGACGTACAGGCGTTGTTCCTTGGGCGTCTTGAGCAGGTCGGCAATCACCGACCCCATGCCGTTGCTCTCGGGCGAGGCAGGCAGGCGCCCGGCGAGCTTCACTTCACTGGTCACGGTTCTCCTTGGTGGGTTGGGATTCAGAACAGGGCGGGCGGAGGTTCAGGGCGTTCCTTGGGCGCCGGCCGATCGGCACACGTGGCGTGGTGCGCGACGTACCGCTGGTAGATCGGCGGGCCGCCCGCGGGGTGCTCGGCCGAGATAACCCAGCCGTGGAGGTAGTTGCCGACGCGTCGGGCACACACGTTGCCGTCAGCAACGGGCAGCGGATCGACGGGCAGCCGCTTGCCGGTGTACGTCATCTTCACGAACACCACGCGCGCCCCGCAGCCGCCGCACGTGGGCGCACCGGTACGCCGTGCCGTCTTGCTCCGCCGGGTCACGACAGCACCATCCGGAGCACCTCGACGACGTACCAGCCCATCAGGCCGAGCGTGCCGATCGCGAGCACGATCACCGACCCGCAGGACAGGCAACCCGTCTCGCCGTAGTCGTACCGCGGCTCGCTCATCGCCCACCGTCCTCAGGTGGTGTCTCCGGGCCTGCAGGCACACGGGTCTCACCGGACGCGCTTTGGGCGCCGGCGGCAGGCCCGGAGACGGCTTCCTCGAGGATGTCGATCACGATCTTCGCGTCGTCCACGGTCAGCTCGGACCGCGACTTGATCTCGCGTTCCAAGGCCTTCGACAGGAACGAGCGCTGGTCGGCGGCCGCGGTGTACCCGATGTCGCTGAACAGGGCGAACAGCTTGCCCTGCTGAAGCTTGGTCATCTTCCGCGGCTCGGCCGGCGGCTTGTCGGTCGCGGGATTCTCGGCGGGCGGCAGCACGGTCGGCTCACTGCCGGCGTCCGCTGCCGGTTGGGCGTGGATGTAGCCGGCGAACGCTCGGAGCTGCCCAGCGGTAGCCCCGAGCAACGTCGTGCCCTTGGACCAGGCCTTGAACATCTCACCGGCCTTCGCCTGGTCGAACGGGCCGTACTGCGTGGCCCATGCGCCCCGTACCTCGTCACGAGCGTGTGAGAGCTCGGCGTCGAGCTCTTCGTGCTGCTCGGCCCGCTGTTGGGCCTTCGCACCATCGGCCGCGGCCGCATCGTCGTCGTCATCCGGGGCGACACCGGTCACTGCGCATAGGCAGTACCGGCGGGCGTAGGTGATCGCCGAGCCGAGCTGCTGTGCTGTGACCCGTTCACCAGTTGGGAGCGGGTACTCGCCTGCCATCTGCTCGCCGGACTCGTGCAGCAGGTAGTACCGGAGCATGAATCCGCGCGGGGTCGTCGACGGCCAGCTGGTGAACGACAGCCCGTTCTTGCCGAGCAGCGGCATGATCGCGGCGGACACCGCTGCCAGGTCGGCGTACGAGTATTTGTAGCTGAAGAACTTGCCGTCCTTGTTGGTTCCGGACACCTCGCCGGTCTCGGCCTTGCGGATCGGGGGCAGCTCGACCTGGACGCGGGCGAGCGCGGCTGCGAGTTTCGCGATGCTGGGCTCGGCTGGTGGTGGTGCCGGAACGTCGGCCGGTGGGGTGTCGGTGACGGTCACCGGTGGTCCTCCTGGTCGTGGTAGGGGCCGAACAGGGCCCGCTGCTCCATGGCCCGCAGTACGGCGGTTGCCCGGTCGGCTTCGTGCGGGTCGGTGTCGACGCCGAGCGCGATGCCACCGATGAACCCGAGCGCGTCGGCCAGGAGGTCACCGACTCGGCAACGGTCGCTGTCGAGGTCGTGCCAGATGAGGGCGACGATCGAGTCGAACTCGACCGATGTCATCGGGTCCGGGGGTGCGGTAGCAGCCGCACCCCCGGACCGTGGCCCCTCGTGCTCGGTGGGCTCGAGGGACAGCTCTTGGTCAGCCACGCGACACCTGCTCGATCGCGGCCTCGTCGGTCGAGCAGTCCGGGATCCCGTCGACGCCGGCCTCGATCAGCTCATACAGCGCACGCAGACGTGCCGCGGTCGACTCGTCAGCACGCCGGCGTACGGCCAGGTCGGTCGCGCGGGCGACCGCCTTCGCGAGCTCGGCCGTGGTCGCCGGGCCGAGCTTGCCCGCGACCACGTTGGTCAGGTGCGGCGCGGTTCCCTCGAGGGCGTCAGCGAGTAGCTGCTCAGCCGAGCGGTAGTGCGGGCGCTCGTCGACCACGGCGGTCACCGCCTCGGCCCCTCATCGAGGACCGACGTAGCGACAGCGCGCACCACTTCCTCAACCGTGGTGGCCTTCGGCAACAACCGGTGCGTGTCGGATCCAGTCGGCCTGGTGTGCCAGGCCCACTCCCCGCCAGCCGGCAGCCACACAACCGCGGCGTAGGCGCCGGTGTCGACGTGGCGCAGTTCTACGGCCAGGCTGTGCTCGACTGCACGGGCGGTGAAGCTGCCGTGCCGGTTGAACGCATCGACCACGGTCACGATCAGCGCGCTCACGAGAGCACCTCAGTGATGCGCCGCGCGGCATCGGCAGCACGACCCCGATCCCAGTCACTGAGTTCGAACTTCGAGCCGAGGCTGGACAACACGAGCAGCGCCTCGCCGAGCGCTCTGGCGACAGGCGTCTTCTCCGCCCGCATCTCCTTCCGGCGGAAGTGTGCGCGCCACATCGCAGTGATCTCGGCCTGCCTCAGCCTCTCGACCTTGCTGAAGTCGATCTCGGGCTCAGGGGCAACCACGTCGGCGCTCACCGGATCGTCCAGACGCCGAAGCCGAGCACTCCGAAGCTGAAGTCAGCCTTACCCAGCTCGACCACCACGGACTGCCCCGGCATCGCAGTACCGCCGGCCACCGACGTCAGGACCCCACCGAGCGCCTGGTACCGCTGCCAGATGCACGTCGACCGAGTACCGCACGTCGCGCGGTACGTCCCAACCCTGATCTGCTTCCCGACGATGTACATGCCGTCCTCGCTGACCGAGGTCGGAGCCGCCGGCGACTTCTCGGCTGTCTTGTGCTGCGGGACGGCCGGGCCGGGCCGGGCGCTCGGTACGGCGGCGTGGTCGGCGGCACCTCGAGCGGGGCTGTCGGTCATCACCAGCCAGCCAGCGACGGCGACGATCACCAGGGCGACGACGATCGCGAACAGGATCGCGCCGGTCGGCGGGGTACGCCGCGGCCGCCGGGCCTCGGCCGCGTGGACCAGCTCGTACTGGTCGACGACGACCGGAGGCCGGTCCGCGTACTGCGGGAACTGCTTCATGGGTTGTTGCTCCGATCAACGATTGGGGGTCGGCCCACGCGGGGCAGCAGACGGGGGGAACCACTGCCGGCGCGCGAGAGGCAACGCTGCGCGGGCCGACCGATCAGGACGCGGCGGACTGCCGCGGCTCTGCGAGCAGCGAAGCCACCGACACGTCGAGGGCGGCCGCGAGATGCGTCAGCTCGTCGACGTTGAAGGCGACCTCGCCGCGGAGGCGGGACGAGACGCTCTGCTGAGAGATCTGAAGGACGCCGGCAAGCCAGCTCTGCGACTTGCGTGCCCGTGCCAGCTCCAGTCGGACGTTCTCCCCGACCTGCACTGCGGCTGTGCTCTCTGTCATAGCCAGTGTTCTACCGGTATAGCCAGTACTGTGTCAACCAGTAGCGCTCGCCCTTGGCACGCTCATCTACTTTCTCACCTTGTAGGTGACCGGTTCAGCGTTTACGATCTTCGTCATGAGCACACCCTCAAGGCGGTACCGCCGTTCAGGCTGACAGACCTGGTCGCAGCGGAAGTGCGCGCGCAGATGGCCCGACAGCAGGTGACTCAGGTCCAGCTGTCACGATCGATCGGGATGTCCCAGCAGAGCCTCTCGGAGCGGCTCCGGGGCAAGACGCCGTTCACCACCGATGACCTTGAGGCCGTTGCCGGCGCGCTCGGGGTGCATCCGGCAACACTCCTCGGCGGCCGCGGCGACCTACCGGAGCCGCCACCGGTGACTACCGCTAGGTATTCACGCGAGCCTGTAACACTCGGTGACTTTCCAACGATTGGAAGGTTACAACCTGCACAGACCGTGCAGGTGGCAGCGTGAACGCCTTTGGGAGGCCTGTCCCATGGACGGCCTGGAGATGTGGTCACAGTGGATGCGAGCAGCCGGAGCAAGCGAGAAAACGGTCGACACGAGGATCGGAGGAATCCGCTCTCTTTGCGCACATGCCGGCGCCGAAGACCCCGGCGCGCTCACCACCATGGACATCATCAACTGGCTCGCCGCCTGCCGTAGCCCTTGGACCCGGAAGACGTACGCGACATCGGCACGCGCCTGGCACCAGTGGCTGGTCGAGCAGGGGCTACGCGATGACGATCCGACCGAGCGGGTACCGCGGCCACCGCAGCCTAAGGGGATCCCTCGGCCCGCCGGTTCGACAGCACTTAGCGCAGTGCTCGAGGTGGCACCGAGGCGAGCGCGGGCCTACATCGCGCTGGCGGCATTCGAGGGCCTGCGGGTCCACGAGATCGCGAAGGTCCAAGGTGAGCACTTCCAGGGCGAGTGGTTGTACGTGACGGGCAAGGGCGGCCAATTGTCGGCGTTGCCGGTGCACCAGGTCGTACAGCAGTTGCAGCGGGGTTTCCCTGATGAGGGTTGGTGGTTCCCTAGCGGCAGCCGCCTGGGGCACGTCACGCCGAACTCCGTGTCGCGGACGGTGTCGCAGGCATTCCGGCGGTGCGGGTACGCCGTCACCGCCCACCAGCTGCGCCACTGGTTCGGCACCCACACGTTGCGCGGCTCGCGTGATCTGCGGGTGACTCAGGAGCTGATGCGGCACCAGTCGCTCAGCTCAACTCAGATCTATACCGAGGTGGCGAACCGAGCCAAGGTAGAAGCCGTACGACGCCTTGCCGCGTCCTGACAAGTAGTCGGCCTCCGCCGGTGTTACGAGCACCGAGCGGAGGCCTCGATCGGAACATCGGAGGTTCCAACCGTGAACGACACCCTATCCACGCCTGACCCGGCGACGCAGGTCGCCGAGGTTCGGCAACTCATCCAGCAGCGCGGCCGGCACTCGTGCGAGGCGACGCTGATCGCGATCCGGCGGGTGGTCGAACCGCCGCCGGCCGAACCGGATCCGCTCGAGTACGACTCCCGCAACTGGCCGATACTCCCGGGCACCGCGTGGGAACGCCACGACGAACCGGACGTCACACAGTGACCCAGCCGGTAGCGCCCCGCTGCCGGTCCCCACCATGGAAGGAACCCCGATGTTCAGATCCCTCGCCCTCGTCGCGTTGCTCGGTCTGGCGGTGGCCGGTTGCAGCGATGCCCCGAAGCAGCCGGCCGCCGGGACCACGACGTCGACAGCGGTGAGCTCGGCACCCACCAGGGCGAGCTCACCGGCCGTCGACCCGTACACCGTCTACCTCGCCAAGCGGCCGAAGGGTGAGCCGAAGCTGTCGCGCGAGGACGCGTCGACGCGAGCGCTGCTGGGGTGTGGTCAGAAGTGGCCGCCGGGGTCCGTCGACGCGGTACTCGCCGAGGCCTACGCCGGATACTGCAAGTGACCGGTATCGTCCAGGACGTGGATGAGATCAAGGTGGGCACCCGGGTGCAGTCCGGGGACTATGGCGACGGGACCGTGGTCACGGTGATGGGCAACCAGATCCAGGTCTTCTGGGATAACGAGCTGGTCGGGACGAATCAGCATCTGCTGTCACATGATCGGTCCTACGTGGAGCGGCTCGACCGGCTGTAACCTATTGCTGCGGGTCCTGATGAGGCCCGTCATATGTCACAGGGCTTGCACTTTGTGGCACACAGAAGCCCCCCGGCGGGATATGCCGGGGGGCTTCGTCGTGCTCAGAAGTCGCGTTGCAGAACGGCGGGGTCGCCGGCCTTCGTGCGGGGATCGGCGAGCGGTGTCGTCTTGGTCTGGGCGGCCTCCGCACCGCCGACCACCAGGACCGCGCCGCCGAGCGTGATCCACAGCGCGGCCTTGTCCGACGTCGTCAGCCCGTACGCCGTGGCGATCGCGAAGCCGGGGAACAGCAGCCCGTACAGGTACAGGCGTACCGGGCGCCGGCGTACCGCGGCGAGCAGCCGCGTCATCAGCTCGGCCGAGCCTTGAGCGTCGCGATGTCCGCCTTCATCGTCGCGAGATCCTTGCGCATCTTGCCGGACTCGGCGAGCTGGTTGCCGGCGAACGAGGCGTCGGCCAGCGCGTCGCGCATCGTCAGCCCGTCCTTCCGGATGGGGGTATCCAGCAGCAGCTGGATATCGGCGGGGGTGAGCATGTCGTCGTCCTTCCCGGGCGGTTGCCCAGTGCTGCCGCCGGCGGATCCGGTCGACAGGTTCCACGGCCGCGCATCGTCGTACCGACTCTCGACCGGCGAGACGGACACGTGCACGTGCTTGATGTGCGGGTTGTCGCCGTAGTACGGACGCCACCCTTCAGCGTCGCGGGCGAGCGACCAGATCCGGCGGTTCCGGATCACGTACTTGACCCGCGGATCCTTGTGCTGCTTGAGCGACTCCGCCAGGACGTCGGCGTCGGCGCCATGCGCGGGGTCGTGGGTGAAGTCGCGGGCGGTGACGATCATCTTGCCGTCGCTGGCCGGGCCGACCCACGGGTTGTGGTCCGAGTCGCGCGACTGGTGGGCCGCGTCGCCGATCGACCCGTCCGAGGCCTTGGACCGGCCCGGGTGCGCCTCGTTCCACTGCGCGAGTAGCTCGTCGAGGCATCGCGCGACCCGCCAGGTCATGCGCCGGGCTCGTATCCCGGCTCATTGCCGTCTTCGTCGACGCCGGCATCGTCACCGACGTTCTCGGGCTGCTGCGGGGTTTCCGCCTGGTCGTTGTCGCCCGGCGTCGGCTCGGGCTGGTTCTCGGTCATGGTTTCTCCTGTGGTGGTTGAGGATTCTGCTCGGCCGCTACACACACCAGCATCAGTACGCCGGTCGGTGTATCGGTGGTCACGACACGCTGTTGCTGTACGGAACTACCTTCCGGACAGGCCGGCCCAGCGGGCCCAGGTGGCCCCGGCGGTCCATCCTTGCCCGGGGCCCCGTCTTTTCCCGGCGCCCCGTCCGCTCCGGGTGCACCGTCCTTACCGTCCGCTCCATCCTTGCCAGGGGCGCCTGGTGGTCCTGTGAGCCCTTGGATGCCTGGCGGGCCCGTGGGTCCCTGACATCTGCTGACGAGGATCAGGCACCCTGGTGCAGCGCCGGGCGCGCCTGGTTTCCCGGCCGGCCCTTGCGCGCCTGGCGCACCAGCTGGGCCACGCGGACCAGCCGGACCGGCCGGGCCCTGCGCGCCCGTAGCACCGCGAGCACCCGTTTCCCCCTTCTCGGCCGGCGGCCGGTCGATGATCGCCTTCGCGTCCGTACACGCGGTCGGGCCTAGCAATGCCCTCACCTGCGCGGGATCTTTCATGCACGCCTTGCGGATCGTCTCTGCTGACTGGACCAGCTCCGACTGTGCGGCCGCCTTGCCTGCTTCGGCGTTCTGCTTCTGCTGGGCTGTGATGAACAGCGCCGCCCCACCCAGCAGCAACCCCGCGCAGGCGATAGCCGGGAACAGCCACCTACTCCTCGTCATCACCGGACATCTCCCGTGCATGCTTGGACTTCGCCGGTGGCGGGTATGCGATCAGGTCGTCGATCCCTTCCGGCTCGACCGCGCCTGGGATCCGGGCGAACGCGTCCCGAAGCATCGTCACCGCGCGCAGCACGCGAGGCGACCACCGTTGCCGCTGCTCGAGCTCCTCGGCCACCTCGGCGTCCCGTCTCCCTCGGCGCGCCTCGAGCCCGGCCAGCCCACCAAATACCGCGGTGATCAGCAGGGCAAGCCCGCCGATGATGGACGGCAGATCGCTCATTGGTGGTCACCCCGTGTCCTCCGCTCGGTGCTCAGAAGTAGGTCGTAACTATGACGATGCCCGAGGCACCAATTCCGCCCTGACGGGAGACCCCAGTACCGACCCGGTCGAACCCGCCCGACCCGCCGCCGCCGTATAGCGCGCCGTTGGTGCCGTTCAGGCCGGCCGAGGCGTTCGGGGACTGCCCGCCGTGACCCATGGCCGAGTCGCCGCCGAGGCCGAACTCCCACACGTCGCCGCCGACACTGCGCCCACGCCCGCCGTTCTGCCCGGACCGGTTGATATCGCCTGATGCGCTCGCGCCGCCGCCACCGCCGGCCGCGAGCGATGTAGCCGACGACGTCGCCCCCGCACCGCCGAACCCACCGTTCGCTGTGGCGAATGTGTCGAAGGAACTGTTCCCGCCGTTGTTGCCGGTGTTCGCGCCGGCAGCGCCCGCGGTACCGCCCGCCCCGACCGTCACGGGATGTGTCGCGGACAGCGACGCCGCGAGGATCAGGCGCCGGCTGTATCCGCCACCACCGCCGCCGCCACCGCAGCCGCCCTGCGCAGCGACCGACGCTGAGCTTCCGCCGCCGGCACCGCCGCCGCCGACCACCTCGACGATGATGTGCCGCAACCCGCCGACCGGGCGGGTCCACGTCCCCGACGCGGTGAACACCTGCACATTCGGTACGCCGGGAGCGACGATCGTGTCGCCTGCGTTCTGAACCATCGTTGTCTCCCTAGAGCGCGTAGCGGGGTGTGTTCCACAGCGAGACCGGTTCGTCGGCCGCCTGTGCCTTGACCACGCCGTTGATGTGGCGGGTAACGGTGAACGACTGTGGCGACGCGAGCCCGGTGATGTTCGTAACCGTCATCCGTTCCCCACCGACCCTGATGTCGAACGGGAACTCGGCCGGGTCGGTCGTCCACAGTGACCGGCCCGGACTCGTCGACTTCACCGACAGGGTCGTGTCCGTGCTGGTGACGCCGGCGACGAGCGCTGACCCTTCGGTGTCGTACTTGTCGGTGCTGGCCCCGGATGCCGCCGAGTACTGCGCGACGTTGTACGGCGATTCCGGGACACAGTTGAAGGTGATCACGTGCTCGAACGGGGACAGGTTCTCGCTGTAGCCGAGGACCAGGAGCGAGACGTCGTCGTAGATGTTCACGGCCGACGCGTTGGTGATGACGATGCGGTCGCCGATGTCGACCGACAGCACCGCGGCCGACAGCACCGGGTCGGCGACCAGTGCGGCCGCGCGGAGGTTCACCGTGACGGATGGGAACCGCGCCTCGTCGATCGTGCCCAGGTGCAGCAGCCACGCAGCCATCGCCGACAGCTGGTCGTCTGTCTGGACGTTGACCGTCACCTCGTCTTTGTAGAGGCCGACCCCGTTCGGTGGGTCGAGCGTCGACAGCCGCGACGTGGTGTCGGAGACGCGGACGCTGCCGCCGTTGCGGCGGGTCGCGGTGATGTCGTTGTGCGTCGCCTGGTCGTCGTCGACCGGTTCGAGCGGCGGCGCGAGATGCTTCAACGAGTAGTCCAGGGTGACCTTAGGCGCCTGGTTGTACAGCGACGACCGGGTCCGGTACAGCAGACCGAGCGAGCTGCGCGGCTCGCCGAGGATCCCGAGATCGGTGGACTCGGCGTCCCTGATCTGGGTCAGCTTCGCTTCGGAGTACTGCGGGCCCATGATGACCGTGTCGGCCGGGTTCCCGACCACCGTCATCGGGATGTGCGCGAGATTGCAGATCCGCTGGATCCGGGTGCCGGCCGCTTCGCCAGCGTACCCCTGCGCGGCCAGCGTGACCGCGGCAGCTGACGGCCACGTCTCCGATGTCGGGGACGACCAGACCGCGATGTGCGCGAGGTTGATGAACGTTTGCCCTGCCAGCCGGAACATGTACAGGCGAAGCGTCGCAAGCCCGAACACGATGTAGCTGGACTGGGTGCCGAAGTCGACGACCATGCCGTCGATGTACAGGGTCCAGTCGGTATTCGCTCCGTTCTGCAACAGCTTCAGCCGGCAGTGATGCGGAGCCGTGTCGAGCAGGGCCGGCAGTACCCCGGTCGGTGAGAACCCGATCGGGCCGGTCACCCCGTCATCGAACGACACCTGTGCCGTGCCGTCGTTGAAGAACGCGACCGTCCACTGGGTGCCGTTGTAGTCGGCCAGGACCGCCGAGAAGCTGCCCAGGTTGACGTCGTGCTGGAACACGAAGTCGACTGCCCAGTTCGAGTCACCGGACAAGACGTTGGCGCGCATAGGCCACGCGTCGGAGTTGTAGAACGCCATCCCGGTACCGAGGTACTCCGACCCCAGGTCGATGCCGTATTTGAAGTTTCCATTGCCGCCCTCGCCGGCGAACTTCACGTTCGTCGCCTGTTTCCACACCGGCGCGATGTCGAGGCTGTACGACGTACCCTCAGCGCCCGACAGTGGCCAGTACCGGAACAGGCCGGGCGAGGACAGGATGAACGACCTGAGTCCCGTCTCGGCCGGGTCGGTGCCCTGCCCTAGCCGACGCAGCAGCCCGGCCCCCTCGAGCGGGACCCAGACGTCGCTGTCGTTCGTGAGATCCCACTTCGGCGGGAATGATGCCACCTCGTCCCACGCCCGATACGACATCCCCCGGACCGCGACACCCATGACTGCCCAGTGCGCGGCCGGTGTCTGGGTCCAACCGATCGCGTACGTGTTCGGCGGCAGCACGTTGCTGTGATCGGTGTTGACCGTCTCGGTTCCGATGTCGGTCTCGTCGATCTGGGTGTAGCCGGCCTGCGGGGTGAGCGTCGATCCGTCGTCGAGCTCGGACAGCACCGACCCGTAGATCATCGACCGCTTGGTCGTCGACTTGATCGCGAGCGGGCCGGTCGTTGGGGTGGCGCCGCTGTTCGCGATCTGCGTGAACTCGATCTCGGCGGTGTCGCCGCCGGTGACCGTGATCGCGCACGCGTACCGATTCTTCGTCGCGGTGGTGTCGATGACGACGGTCTGGTCCCCTGCAGGGATCCCGGTGTTCAGCCAGTAGGCGTACCCGACCGCCTGGAAGCTGCCCATCGTGAACAGCCCGAAGATGATGCGGGTCATAGCTACCCCGCCGTACGTGACCGAGTCGATCTGGCCGGCGTTCGTGTCGTACTGCCAGACGTACACGAGCACCCCGGTCGGGGCGACGCCGTGATGGGTCCACGACAGGTCATCGGTCCCGAACGTTGACGACGCCGCCTCGTGGACCGGGTCCTGCTGCCGGCCTACCCGGATCTGGGTGTTGCGGCCGATCTTCCCGTAGTACGGCGACAGCGGGTTGCGGGGCGAGTACTTCCCGGCCGTGTTCTTCAGCGACAGATTCAGCGCCGACGGTGCCGCCTGCGACGCGTACTCGGTCTTGCCCCGCTTGATCGAGTGCCCGTCGCGGTGCAGTACGTCGGTTGAGATGTCGGTCCACACGCCGCCGACCTGGAGCTCCGTGAGGATGTCGAACGGCGCGGTCACCGGGCCCCCAGCGCAACCTGGACGTCGCCGCCCGAGGTGACCTTGATCGCCTTCCGCAGCACCTCCATCAGTGCCGTACCGGCCGCGGTTCCGTCGCCTTGGAGCACGATCGTGACGCCGCCCCCGGAATTCCGTCCGCCGGTGACCCGTTCGCCGGCCTTCAGTACCGCCAGCGTCTCCGACCCCATCGCACCGGACACGATGCCGCCGGTGTGGAAGTACGGGATCCGGAAGTCCTTACCGCCAAGGCCAGGGACCCAACCGGGCACCGAGAACCCCTTACCGCCGACCGTGTTGTTCCAGGCCGACTTGATCGCGCTGAACGCGGCCCGGTACGGCGCCGTGATCGTCGACGCGACACCCTTGAAGAATCCGGCGATTGCCCCAGGCACCGACCTGAAGAACCCGACGATCGAGTCGCGGTGCTTGGCGATCACGCCGACCGCGAGCCCGATCGGGCCGGTCAGGATCTTCAGCAGCAGCGGCCAGTTGTTCCGGATCCACGACACCACCGCCTGCACTACGCCCAGCACGGCATGGAAGGCGCCGTTGACGATGTTGCGGAACGTCTCGGAGTGCTTGTACGCGTAGATCAGGCCGGCGACCAGCAGGGTCAGCGCGGTGATGATGAGACCGATCGGGTTGGCCCGCATCGCCAGGTTCAGCGCCTTCTGAGCGACCGCCATGACGTTCGTCGCCGCGGCCGAGGCGATCGCGGCCCCCTTCGACAAGAGGGTCGCCGCGGTCTGTCGAGCCGTGGCGGCAGCGTTCGCCAGGCCGCCGGCGGCAGCAGCCTTGATCGCCGGGAGCAGGGCGCCGGTGAACCCGTCCGCCAGGGCGGCGACACCGCCTGCGAGGTCGGTAGAGCCCTGGAGGATGTTGCCGGACATGATCTCGCCGAGCCCTGACATCGTGTCCGTGGTACCGCGGCCCACCGACTCCAGTGCATCGAACTTGTCGTACGTCCCCTCGGCGGCCGCGTTGGTCCGTTCGAACGACTCGCTGGTCTCCTTGCCTACCCGCTTGCTCGACGCGCCGACCTCATCCGCCATCTTCTTGCTCGAGGCACCGACCGCGGCGAACGCCTTGTCCAGCTTCGACTCGTCGCCGGCCAGAGTCAGGGTTACCTGTGGCTTCGACATGGTTCAGTCCACCTCCACACCAGCGGCGCGTGCCGCGTCGATCAGGGCCTTCTCCAGGTGGGCCGCGAGCTGGTCGCGGTGCTTGAAGTACGACGCGTAGATGTAGCGGCCCTGAGGACGGAACGGGCGCTTGGTGGTACCGCGCCGGCCGACCTTGCCGCCGAAGTCGAGCCACGGATAGTAGGGGACGCTCTTCGAGCCACCGGTAATCCGGAACGCCTTCTGCGTCGAGGTGGCGCGAACCGATCCCTTTGCTTTGCCGGACACGCTGGGGATCTGCCGGCGGGCGTCGGTGAGGATGTCCTCGCCGGCGGCATTGAACGCGACGCGGAGCACCTTCGGCAGGTCGTTGTCGAGCTTCTTGAGATCCCGGACGAACTCGTTCAGCCCTGTGATCCGGATCGCGTCCGCCATGGTCAGCCGCCTCTCTGGAGCTGGTCGAGTTCCTGCTGCTGGGCGATGCGCGAGTAGTACATCTGCCAGCGCACGAACTCGGCCTGGTCCATTCGCCTGCGCAGATCCTTCACGGTCATGCCGAGCTTCACCGCCAGGTAGTGCTCGAACTCAAGCTCAGTGTTGTTTTGCAGAGTCAGATACGCCGCTTTTCTCGGCTCCCTGCTTCAGGCCCGACAGGTCCGCGATCGCGTCGGCCACCTGACCGAGCGCACCGCCGGCCTTGTCGATCTCCTGCCACTTGGCGACCTCGTCCCGCGTCATCTTCGGCGACACCATCGCGGTCGCAACCATCTGCTGCTCGAACTCGGCGACGTCGATATCGCCGACCTCGCGCGCCATCTTCAACCTCAGCACCTCGGCGCGGGCCAAGCCACGGACGATCACGACGCCGGCGTACGTCTTGACCTCGCGGGTCGTCTCGCCGACGTCGGGGTCGCCGGCGAGCAGCGCGTTCTTCAGATCCACATCGGACACGACGATCCCCTTACGGCTGCGGGGTCGAGTCGACGTCGCCGTCGATCGTCCACTCACTCGACCAGCTGACCATGTCGGCGACCGGGTTGGTCTCGACGTACGTCGCGAGCACCGCGCTGAACAGGTCCTGCGGCTTGCCGGACCCCGTGCCTTCGGGCTGACGGGTGAGCGTCTGCGTAGTACCGATCGCCGGACGCAGTACTGCGCGCGGACCGGTGCCGGTCTGGGTGTCGTACACCCCGGAGCAGGTGAACTTCCCGTCGAGCAACCCGCCGGTGTAGCGGTGCGAAAGGTTGCCGTACGTGGTGGTGTCGTGGGTGTCGCCGCTGCGGTTCAGCTCGGACGCTGTGCAGTACGTGCTGATGTCGTTAGCGCCGACCTTGACCACGGTGTTCTTGCCGTGCTGCTTAGCCATATCAGGCTCCACTTCCCATGATGTCCAGGAGGAACGTTGCGGTCAGAAAATCGACGGATCCCCAGGTCACTACGTCGAAGTCGACCTGCTGGACGCGCACGCTGTCGAACGAGACCGGGTCGTAGTCCTCGAGCACGGCCTTGAACGATTTGGGGCCGGACCCAGCGATGTACGGAGCCAGGTTGTTGCGGGACGCCCTGCTCTCGACCTTCCCGATCGCGAGCAGGACCGGCATCGCGTACCGGTCGCTGCCGCGGCCGTAGGTCTGGTCGAACGCGATCTGGGGTAGCGACACGATGGCGGTCGGGGGTTGCAGCTCGTCGACCGGGTGGTCGAAGACGCGCAGGCCCGTGATCGTGTCGAGGCGGCCGGCCACCTCGGTCATCACCGTGTCGAGGTTCATGATCAGCCCAGGGGATAGAGCTTGTAGGTCACCGTGGCGGTGACCGAGTGGGTGATCGTGATGTTGCCGTTGGCATCGGCCTGCTTCGGCGACAGCTTGAACACCCTGTTGGTGGCGTTGGCGACCGTGGCCGCGTAGTTGGTGACCGGCGTACCGGCCGCGCTGGATCCGGAGTCGCTGATCGTCATGGCGTCCGGGGACGCGTTGCCGTTCAGGACCTCGAGCAGGGCGCCGTTGATACCCAGGATCGAGGCCGGCACGACGTCGGTCGCGGCCACGGCCGCACCGGGTGTGAGTACGCCGGTGCGGGTCGGGACAGTAGCGGTGAGAGTTGCCATCGGGGGTTCCTTCCTAGCCGACCGCGAGCCGTCGACGGATGTAGGACGCGAGCATCACTGCCACGTCCGGGTCGACCTTTGCGAGCAGGCGCAGTTCGCTACCGGAATCGGGCGATCCTGCGATACCGAACGGTGCGTCACGCCGCTTGTTGAACCGCGCCCCCTGGATGAGGGTCGCTTCCTTCACCGTGCCGGGGATCGCGAGCCAACCCCACTTACCGACCGAGGTCGCCTCGCCGACTTCGCCCTTCGGTTTGATCGTCGAGTCCTTGCTGATGACGACGCGCGTCCACGGCCGGCCCCGCTGTGCCGCGTTCAACGGCTCCAGCTGGTACTGCGTGATCGCGCCGGCAGCGATGTTCAGGGTGAACCCGGTCGCGTCCATCAGGTCGTCGATCTCGATCACCCACCGGCAGCGCGAGCTGTTCCACCGCGGGGTGTAGAGCCGCGCCTCGGGTGCCGAGACCTGGCCGAACTGCCGGTGAGTGGTCAGATCCACCGCCCGCGAGCTGGAGGTGACCGCGAGAGGCAACTGGACGTCGTCGACCGTGTCACCGGAGTCGATCCGAAGGTAGGCCTTCAGATCGTCCTTGGTGACGTAGTCGGGTGCCCAGGTCATCTCGCGGTCTCCTCTCGTCTCAGGGCAGCTGGACCGCGCCGACGGTGCAGGCAGTGACGCCGCCCGGGTAGGTGATCGCGATGTTCGCGCCGCCTTGCCCGGTCTTGAGCGGGAAGATCCCGATCGCGCCGGCGGCAACCGTGACGTTGGCCGCGCCGCCGATGCTGATCGTCTTCGAGCTGGCGTCGCCGTTGCGGAACACGAGCGCTGCAGACGCGAGGTCCCAGCCGCCCATCTCGTTCGCAGTGACCTGGACCGTGTCGCCGCCGGCGCTGGCCGCGGCGAGGGCGCCGATGTCCAGCCCTGCAACGGGGATCTGTTGCAGCGTGAGTGCAGCCATGGCCTACTCCTGTTCCGTGCCCGAAGCCGGCGCGGGTGCGTCGCCCTCGCTGGCAGCGTCTTGTTCGGGTTCCGGGTCCAGCTCGGTGCCTTCGAGCACCCAGCCCCGGTCGGTGAGGACATGGCCACCGCAGCGCACCGGCTCCTCCTGAGCCGGCGGCACGACCATGACCTCTTCGGAGCGCATCGACTCCGGCTGGTCCGAAGGAAGATCCGGACCAGCCGTGTCGGCCTTCTTCGCTCGAGGCATCAGGTGAGCCGGATCCCGGACAGGCCGACCGGGCGCAGCAGATGGGTACCGAAGTACCCGAACAGCGCGAGCTCGATGTTGGCCGGCCCCGACTTCTCCTCGAACCGGAACGTCAGCAGCGGCGACTCCCACACCCAGGCGTCGGACCGGTTCCCGATCAGGATCTGCGAGTCACCAGCGGCGACCCCGGACACCGACCACGCCGGCACGAACAGCACGCCGTCGATCATGTAGCCGCCGCGCACGTTGACGCCGGACGGGGAGTTGTCGGCCGACAGCCACGGGTACATCGGGCGGCCGGTCGTGTCGACAGCCGACGCGAGCATCTGCGCCGCGTTCTGGCCGATCGCGGCCATGTCGGGGAACGCGAACCGGTTGAACGGGTACCGCACCAGTTCCTTGCGGATCCCGGCGATCGCGGCCGGCGGGGTGCCGGTCGAGCCGACGTACGTCGAGGCCTGCGCACCGGACGGCACGAAACCGGAAGTGATGCTGCCGCCGGCACCGTTCGCGCCGTTCAGCAGGGTGTAGACCTTCGCCTCGGTCTGCCGCGCGTAGGACTCGCGCATCGCAGCGAGCGCGATCTGATCGATCGCCGGGTTCGAGCTGTCCACGATCTCGCGGGTCAGGATCAGCTTGCCATCGATCGCGCCCGGCGTGACCGTCTTCGTGCCGAACGTCAGGGTGCCGTCCGAAGGGTTGGTGCCCTCGACGTGGTCCTGAGACCCGCCGGACACCGAGGTGAACACCGGCACGGTGAACGGGGTCGCGTTCGCGATCACGCCCTGCGAGGTCATCGCGACCAGCGGCCGGCCCTGCTGCAACTGCGGCACGTACAGGTCGGGCCGGTAGCCCGGCGGGATGATCTGGCCGCTGTTGCTGGTGCTGGACGGGGTGAACGCCTGCATCGCGACCTGGTGCGCGGCCAGCTTCGAAACCTCTTCGGACTGCAACCGGTACTTGCGGATCCGCTCGGTCGCGTCGTGGTCACGTTCCCGCGCCGAGTACCAGGCGTCGCGGACGAGGGAGTGACCCATGCCGTTGAAGGCGTAGACCGGCTCCTCCCGCGTCACCTGGAAGCGGGCCGCACGGACCTCGCCCGGACCCTGCTCACCCTGCGGGTTCGGCAGCTTCTCCAGCGCGGCCGTGAACGCGGCCGTCATCGAGTCGGTCATCGTCTTGGTCAAGCCCTCGGTGAGCTTGGTGTGCGACTCGCCGATCTTCTCAGCCAGGGCGGTCGTGAACGCCTGGAAATCGACAGCCGCGGCGGCCGCCGGGGCGGTACCAGTTCCGGTGCCCTCAGGGGCCGTAGTGGTCATGCTGGTCTCCTTCGATCGAACTGCGAACGTGGCGTACTGCTTGGTGTTGAACACAACCCGCGAACCAGGGATCGCAGGAGTCTCGTCCGGGCTGATCAACGCCAGCCCGGAGAAGTACCAGCGCAGGCCGGGCTGGATGATCTCGGCGGACACGTCGCCGTTGCCGGCGGCAAATACCTGTTCGCCCTCTTCGGTCAGGTCGACCACGGCCCAGATACCGATGTCGTCCTCGATCGCGGCGACGATCCGGCCGACGTCACCGACCAGGTGGTCGACGTTGACGAATCCCTGCCGGGCCAGGTCGGGGTCGACCAGGACGTCGCCGCGCTGGAGGACATGGCCGCCGGACTCGACGTGCCGAGGATCGATCTGCGCACCCCACGGCATCGCGAGCACGAGGTGACGCCGGCGTTGCGGGTCCGTCGTCGGATCGAACTGGAGGCCGGCCGGGATCCTGACGGTGTCTGCACTGGTGATCGTCATGCGACCTGCCCACCCTTCTCGGCCGGCGCCGGGACCAGCGTCGGCCGGGTACCCGGATCGATGGTCGGCGCGTCCGGGGTTGCGTCGGGGATGTCCTCGAGCTCGGCGATCCGCTCGTCGTCGTACACGCCGACCTCGCGGCCGAGCTTGTAGGCGTTCAGCCGCGTGGTCAGGTCGGCCTTCAGGAACCCGTCGAGCTTGATCCGGGCATACGAGCCGTTCGGGGTGACATCGCGCATCGACAGCCGGTCCTGCACTGTGGAGATGTAGCCGCCGAGCGTGAAGTTGAGGAAGTCCTGCAACCGGTCCTCGCGGTTCGCGTAGGTCCGTGAGGTGGTCGAGACGCCCAGATCTTCGGGGTCGACGCCAGTAGCGCGGGCGATCTCCAGGACGGCGTGCTGTCGGGCGTCGGCCAACTGGAGGTCCTTCGGGCTGAACGCTGTACCGTCGCCGAGTTTGACGCCCGGCGGGATCCAGCCCCACGCGTGCGCCCTACGCGAGGCCGCCCACTTCCCCAGCCATGCGTCGATCGCCACATCGGCGTCGTCCTCGTCTTCGAACGGGTCGATGCCGGAGTCGTCCGGCTCGAAGTAGCCGACGCTCATGGGCTCGTTGGCGTACCGGCCGGCGGTTGCGTCGAGCAGCAGACAGGTCCGGATCGCGCGTGCGGCGTGGACCAGCAGCGGCGGGTTGGGCGAGTCGAATCGGATGATGTCCCGGTTGGGCACGAACTGTCCGTCGACGTACACGCCGTGCGGGTTTTCGGGGATCTGTAGGTCCGGGGTGATGACGTCGGCCGGCCCCCGCCATGGAAACGGCTGCGGACTGACCGAGGTGTGCGGCACGTGCCGGACCGTGACCGGCCAGCCAGCGGCGTTGCGGCTCATCACCTGCCACCAGGCCACCGCCTCGAACAACAGATCTTCGTACGTCAGCGCCCAGGTCACGCTCGCCGCAATGTTCGGGTCAGGTTGGCTGAACAGCGGCCAGTCGCGGATCGTCCGGTCAGGCCCGTGCAGCTTCAGCGGCAGCGTCGCCAAGGTGGTGCAGATCCGGTTGCGGGCCGCCAGCACCGCCGGCACCTGGAGCGCCTCGCGCCGGACGACCCGGGGCGCCATGTCCATCAGCCGGAGTGCGCCGGTGATCTCGGGCGGCACGTCCAGCGTGAAAGCCTGCGGGGGCCGGCCAGCGTGTACCTGCCTGGTCGGCTTCCGGCGCCTGTTGAAGATCCCCACAGCTCGCAGGGTACGGGAGGATTTCCGGTTTTCCGGCACTGAAACCGGAAGATTTCCAGTTTCGGTCTGCTATGGAGATCTCAGGCGGCCGATTTTGCGGTTCCGCTGATCCGCCGGCGTCTCGGGATCTGCCGGGCCAGGTGCACCGCTCCGGCGAACGCGTACGCCGCGTCGACGTGGCCGGCGTCTCGGCGCACGATCCGCCACCCGTCCCCCGAATGCTGCTTCGACGCGGCCTGTATCTGCGCGTTGACCAGCGGGTCGTCGGGGTGCACGATCCGGGCGGCGAGCAGCTGCTCAGCGAGGCCTTGGCAGGCGATCCACTGGGCTTGCCCGACGAGCCGGCGGCCCCGGATGCGGCCCTTGTCCTCGGGGTAGGCCTTGGCCAGTTCGACGTCGAGCACGGCGCCCGGGCCGCTGGGGAACCATCCGACGTACCGCGGCCGGATCCGCTTGATCAGGTCGTACATCGACGGCTGGTCCGGCGTACTGGAACGGGCCGCGTCGACGGAGCTCCACGCCGCTACCGGCTCACCGCGCGTCCGGCCGTCCTCGAGCTGGGCGGCCGCGATCAGCGTCACGTGTTGCAGGTCCTCGCTGACCTCGACGCACACTGCGACCTGCGATCGCATCACGCCGTCAAGGTTGCCCTCGGCATCGGCCGACCGTTCCCACGCGGCCGCGTCGAAAGCGCGCTCGCCGATCGCCACGCCGGTGTCGAGGTTCCACAGGTTCAGGTACTGCGCACAGAATCCCGCCATCGGGTCGGGATCGTCGGCGGCCGGGTCGACCTCGCCGGCGAGCGCCTTCGCGTACTTGCTCGCGACCATCTGGGCCCGGTGCGTCGACCAGTACGGCGAGGCTGCCCGCCACACCGCCGGGTCGCCCGGGTCGGCTCCCTGCCGTGCTGCCCACACAAGCACCAGCACCCGAGGGTCGTCGACGGTCAGCGCGGACCGCAGCATCGTCGGCATCAGGCTCGTCGCCCTCCGATGCGCAGTACTGGTCACGTGAAGCTGGGGAGACAGCCGTTCCAGCGTGGCCGGCTCAAGCCCCTCACTGACGGTGTCGGGCTTCACCTTCCAGGCCTCGTCGACCACGCCCAGCGTCACGTCGTACCCGTACACCGCATCCTGCGCACGGACCAGCCAACGATCGCCCTCAGGCGTTTCGAGCGCTTCCTTGCCGTTGGCCCGCGATACGGTCCAGCCCGCCCGCTCCTCGGCCCATCGCCACGAACCACGCTGGATCTCGCGGCAGATCGCTACGTCCGACCCGGTGTGGATGACGGTCTGGACCTCGCCGAACAGTTCCGGGTGCGCCATCCGCCACAGCGCGAGCCCGCGCACCCGAACCGACTTCCCGGCCCGGCGCGGCGCCGACTCCAGCACCGTGCCGTGGACCAGCGACCCATCCGCGCGGTGCTCCAGCTGGCGCGTGATCGCGAGCGCCTGCCACCACCGCAGCACGATCCGCTGCTCGCTCTCGATCCACGCAACCGCGGCAGCGCCGTACGAGCCGACCGCATCGGCCGGCGGCGGAGACATCCACAGCGGCAGCGCAGCATCCGCCGGCACCACCCTGAACGGCGCCAGCCAGGAGTACCCGGCCAGGATCTCGGCCGGGTCCTCGAGCGCGTCACGAACCTTCACCCGCCGCTCCGGACCCGGGAGGCGCAGTGCTCCCAGTGAGCCACCAGCGCGACCTGCGAAGCACCGCAATTGCAGTCCTGCGGACGCGCAACCAGCCCCAGACGCGTCGCCCGGCCAACCGCGGGGAGAGAAAAGA